CACCTTCGCTTTGATTTGCGTAGGGGCTTTCCCGCAGTCACTACTAAAAAACTTGCATGGAAAGCTTGTGTCGGTGAACTACTTTGGTTTATTGAAGGCAGTAGTGATGAGCGTAGATTGGCAGAGATTACCCATGGTACTAGAGAAGATACCGTTACGATATGGACACCAAATGCATTGTCACCCTATTGGAAACACAAAGCAAAATTTGAAGGTGATATTGGTCGTATCTACGGAGTACAATGGCGTCACTGGAATAAGTACCGCATAGAAAAAGACATGGGCCCGGCACACAAAGGTGGCACACGCCTCGCAGTTGACAAGATTGAAGTAGACCAATTGGCAAATCTCATTAAAGGATTAACTGAAGATCCTAATGGGCGCAGGCACATACTAAGTGCTTGGAACGTGAGCGAGCTAGACCAAATGGCATTGCCCCCTTGTCACGTTATGAGTCAATTCTATGTTAACAAAAATCGTGAACTATCTTGCCATATGTATCAGAGATCCGTGGATGTTTTTTTAGGCCTCCCCTTTAATATTGCTAGTTATGCATTACTTATACATCTATTGGCACATCACTGTGGTTTGAAAGTAGGAGAACTTATAATCAGCACAGGTGATACACATATCTATAAAAATCATATTGAACAAGTTAAAGAACAATTAACACGTGAACCTTATCCATTGCCTACATTAATGTTAAACGCAGAAAAGAATAACATCTTTGAGATGACAATGCAAGATATACATTTAGAGAATTATCAAAGTCATGGCCCTATCAAAGCAACAATGGCAGTCTGATATTGAACTTAGACCTAAGTATCAGGTACAAATATCTGATACAGGTGAAGAATCAGTATCTATCACTCAAGTAGTTCATACTATTAGAATGGGTGATGTTGAAGATCCTGATTTAATGGTGGCACAACCTATATATGAATGGCAACAAACAGAACAAGGTAAGTGGATAATGGAAAACTCTAATCCTATACCTAGTTGGCATCGTAACCATGACCTATACAGTTATGGTCACATATATCAAATTAGAGCATATCTAACACATAAACAATTAACATTTTGGAAGTTAAAATATGAGTAATATATTAGTAACGGGAGGATTGGGACTCATTGGACACAATGTAGTTAAACGATTGCAAGACAAGGGTCATCTAGTATCTATCATGGATACTAAAACAAACTATGGTATAATCCCACAAGATGAAATTAATTATTTGATGACTGAACGTAGAAAGAAAATAGCAGTAGATAGTTATATCTACGATAGAGACATTTGTGATGCTAAATCAGTTGACCACATATTCAATGTAGAGCAACCAGAGATTGTAATTCACATGGCTAGCTTCCCAAGACAAAAAGTAGTTAATAGTAATCCCGCTTGGGGAAGTCGTGTTATGAGTGAAGGGTTGCTCAACTTGCTGGAAGCTAGCGATAAGTATGATGTACGTAAATTCATTTATATCAGTAGTTCAATGGTGTATGGTGACTTTACTGACGATGTAACAGAAGATGCTATCTGTAAACCACAAGGACAATATGGTATTATGAAACTTGCAGGTGAATGGTTAGTCAAAGATTACACACGCAAGACCAATCTTGTTCATACTATCATTCGTCCAAGTGCTGTATATGGACCACTAGATGTTGAGGATCGTGTTATCGCTAAGTTTATGTTAACTGCAATGCGTGGCGGTACATTGAATGTAAATGGTGCTAATGAAACATTAGACTTTACCTATGTTGAAGATGCCGCAGATGGAATTGTTGCAGCCGCATTAAGTGATAACACAGAGAACAAGACATATAACATTACTAAGAGCCACAGTCGTACATTGTTAGAAGCCGCACAATTAGCATTGAAACTAGCAGGTGGTGGAACATTAGTAGTTAAAGATAAAGATAAAGATTTTCCAAGTCGTGGGGCATTGAACATTGATGCCGCTCGCAAAGACTTTGGATATGATCCTAAAACTGATGTAGAAGAAGGATTTGAAAAATATTATGAGTGGCTTAGTAATAGCACATTTTGGTCTAAAAAGACAGTACGGTAATCTAAGAGATGAGTTATTAGATGCCACAGACCGTGCCCTTAAAGACGGACAGCTTGTGAGTGGGCATTATACACGTTCGTTTGAAGAATGGCTTAAGAATCGTACTAAAACACAATATGCTATCACAGTTCATAGTGGTACACAAGCATTAGAGATTATTGCTAGGTATAAGAAACATAAACATTTAGAAACATTCAAAAATAATCCTAAGATTCGTATACCTAACTTAACTTACCCAGCAACACTAAATTCATTATTAAGTGCGGGATGGGATGTAGACTTAGTTGATACAGACAAGAACGGTGTCATTGAAGTAGAGAATAGTTTAAAAGGATATACGTGTGTCATGGGATATGGTGGTCGTAAGCCATGGCCTATTGCAGGGTATGCTAGCGCAAATGCAGTAATTGTAGATGGAGCACAACATTGGTTAGTGTGTAATGGGGATGTAGGTAGTGGTATGTCTATCAGCTTTGATCCTACAAAGAACTTACCTAGTTCAGGTAATGGTGGTGCTATTGTAACGAATGATGAACATTTATATTTGTTTGCATCAACATATAGAGATAACAATAAGCCTGCATTCCATGATGTAGGCACTAATAGTAAAATGAGTGAACAAGATTGTGCTCAGATATTAGTTAGAGCAAAGTACATAGATGAATGGCAGAATCGTAGAAGTGAAATAGCTAAGTATTGGTGTGATAAGTTTAAAGAACTACCATTACGTTGTTTATCTGATACAAAGGACCCGCACGCACATCAGAAGTTTGTAATGTATATGGATGATAGAAATAGATTACAGTCACATCTAAAAGAACATGGAATAGATAGCAAGATTCATTATGAATATGTACTAGGTGATTTACCGTTAGCACAAGATAGGAATATTAGTAGACCTGATTTAATGGCTATAAGCGTAATGTTAAGTAGGGGAGTATTAAGTTTGCCCATGTATCCTGAGTTAACCGATCAAGAAGTAGAATATATAGCGGATAAAGTAAAATTGTTTTTCTAAAGTATAAATAAGAATACTATGTTTATCCTATCATTACTACCCGACGCCGCAATACATATAATATTTATATTAGGTATTTTGGGCACAATAGCAGGATTCGTCCTAGGATTCATTCCTTTTGTCAAAACATATCAATTTGCTATACAAATATGTAGCATTATTGTACTTGTATTTGCTGTATACCTTGAGGGTGGATTAGCCGACTATAAAGAGTGGGAACTTAAAGTCAAAGAGATGGAAGCTAAAATGGCTCAAGCTGAAGCACAATCAGCTAATAAGAACATAGAGATACAAGAAAAAATAGTAGAAAAGACTAAGGTTATCCGTGAAAAGGGTAAAGACATTATCCAATACATTGATAAAGAAGTAATCAAAAAAGAAGAAGTTATCAAGTACATTGAAAACTGCCCAGTACCTAAAGATGTAATTGATACATTAAATAAAGCCGCTAGCATGGGAGATAAGAAATGAAGTATCTTCTAATAGTATTATTATTAGCTGGATGCTCAACCGTTGTTCCAGTTAAACAAAAGTTTCCCAATGCTACCCCCGAATTGATGAAGAAATGCGAAAGTCTTAAAAAGATTGAAGGTGATAAAGTAGCAATTACAGACATGTTGAAAGTAATTGTACAGAACTATTCACTATACTACGAATGTTCAACTAAAGTAGATGGATGGCAAGATTGGTATAACGAACAGAAAAAGATATTTGATAGTGTAAAATAATAGCATATTATGAAGTATTTTATATTATTGAGTGTATTATTAGCTGGTTGCGCCACTAACAATGATTTTGAGTTATACTTAGAAGCACAGAAAGCTATCAGCAGAGATGCTACAATGAGCGAAGCCGCACGTATTAGTGTACTGATTGACTTGACAAAGAGTTCAGATAATCAAGTTAAAATGGAAGCAATACGTGCTTTACAAGAGATACAACGTAGCAAAACCCCTATAGTTATTGAAGCCCCAAAGAAGAATTGGCTTGGCCTTTGATAAATACATTATAGTCTAGGAATTATAATGACACAAAAAGTTATCAAAGCAAGCAAGATACCAAAAGAGACTCCAGAACCTATTGTCAATACACCTGTTGTTGTTGAAGCCATTCCAGTAGTTGACACCTTATCATTTGTTAGCAGTGAAGGACCTTACGGTTCACAAGAATATATTAATATTGGAGCCACTCCTAATGACGGATTAGGTGATCCATTACGTACAGCGTTTAGTAAGATTAATAATAACTTTAGTAATTTATTTCTCACAACAGTCAACACAAATTCAACATATACTACTGGATTAACAGCTAACCAAGTTATCTATGAATATCCAGCTAATGCATTTACACAGGGTGTATTTCAAATTCGTTCAAGTAATCCAGCCAATAGTGATAGCCAAGACATTACAATATCAGCACAGATTACAAATAGTAACGCATCTGTCAAGTTTACCGGGTATGGACTAACCTTTTCAGGTAGTGCAGTTTCTAACTATAACATGGATGTAAATGGTGGAAATATCAGAATTCTAGCTAATCCAATTGCCAATGCAAATATAACACATTTTATTGCATCTCAAGTGACTTTTAACAGTAGTATTTAATATGAGAGCAAAAGAATTTATCAGTGAAGGTAAAACAGGATCAATCACACGTGATGTAGGATTGGCATTACCCGGTGCTTTTAAAATTCCTGCACTTAAGAACCAAGACCCTTATTTACAATATCGCTTTGGTGTAGCAATTGCAGGTGCTAAAGGAGCTCAACAACGTGCTAAAGATGGTGTCCCTGAATTTGATGGTAAAGAATCAATATTTGGTGAAAATGAAATCATAGTAAGTTATGATCCTCATGTAGCAGATTACATACATGATGCATTACGTTCTATGGGTATGCCACCTAGTGACGCAAAACAAATTGGTTCAATGGCTAGCGAAGAAGCACCTGATGTAGATAAAATAAGCCCGATTAAAGGATTTAAGGGATATAAAAGAAAATGAGAGCAACTGAATTTGTAACTGAAGGTGAAGGCAAAATGCATCACCATCATAGTCAAGCTACCCCTGGTGTTTCTAAAAGCCGTGATATAGGCGGTTATGACCGCATATATCATTTAAACCGTTTAATGATGGCTATGAGCATGGCTGATGGTAAAAGTAAAGATGCAGTAGAAATGGATAATGCCAGTTTTGCTGAAAAATATAACACTGTTCATCCATATACTGAAGAAGAACATAATATGTTTGTTTCAGCTACTAAAACTATACCTACAGATAAAAAAAATGTTGTACCCTATAGTAAATCACAAGAACCAGATGACACTAATACTACAAGTTTGGTTAAACCTTTTAAAGGTTACAAAAGAAAATAATTTCATCACCTATATTGAGAATAAGTAATTATATCAAATTACAGGAATCTCAATGATTGATATTAATAACACCCTAGACCTCATAAAACTTAAATTCTACAATGAATACCTGTACCAAGCACACATATATGACGAAGGTAACAGCCAGATACACGAGAGTCTGACCGCACAAGTTGTTAAACAATACATTGATCCATTAAATTTACCAAAAGATAGTAAAATCTTAGATTTAGGTTGTGGTCCTGGTTATTTTCTAGATGGTATGAAAGAACGTGGATATACTAATCTTACTGGAGTAACATTAAGTCCGGGTGATATTAAAATCTGTGAAGATAAAGGTCATACTATCAAGAAGTATGATTTAAGTTTTTTACCACAAAAAGATGGATACCATGATGAATCTGTTGATTTTATTTTCTTACGCCATGCATTAGAACATAGTCCATATCCTATCTTTAGTTTAATGGAATACAATCGTATATTAAAGCAAGGTGCAAAGATTTACATTGAAGTTCCTGCTCCGGATTGTGACCGTAAGCATGAATGGAACCTAAATCATTATAGTATTTTAGGTCAAAATCAATTGGCAGCATTACTGTCACGATGTGGCTTTGATGCTAATATCTTTAACAATTTAGAATTCACGCTAGAAGGTAAAAACGAAAAAGGTGAAGATTATAATGCAAAAGAAGTATTTTACTGTATTGTAGCTACAAAACAACGACCGTTAGATATTAAATAAAAAACGGCTTAGCCGTTTTTTTATGGATATAAATACTCACTATGAGTAATACACCTTCATTAGTAAAGAACCCGTACACTAAAACAGTTTTTAAAACTGATAAAGAACTACAGGATTTTATTAAATGCTGTGACCCAGATACAGGTTATCTATATTTTATGGATAACTTCTTTATGATACAACACCCTACAAAGGGTAGTATGGTATATCACCCCTGGGCTTATCAAAAACGATTGATTGAAACATATCACAACTATCGTTATAGTATTAGTTTGATGCCTCGACAGAGTGGTAAATCAACTTCAGCCGCCGGATATTTACTTTGGTATGCAATGTTTGTTCCAGACAGTACTATCTTAGTTGCGGCACACAAATATACAGGTGCTCAGGAGATTATGCAACGTATACGTTAT